CTAGCCTTCCTGATCCGCACCGACGACGAGATGGCATTCGCGGACCTGATCACGCGGAATTCGCAGGCTAGCGGGGGGATTGAGCTGGCGAAGGACCAGCGTATCGCCTTCCCAGCCGACAAACTGCTTGATCAGAACCGCCTGCCCCTCCTTGTAGACGACGACATCGCGGCCGCGCGTTGGCGGTTTGAACGGATTCACATGCAATAGCCAGCCCGGCTCGTAACGCGGCTGCATGCTGTCTCCCACCATGTAAATGGCATAAGCCGAGCGGACCCCTCCCAGATTGGCCGGCCGCGGCGTGTAGCCGATGGCGCCGTCTGCAAGAAACATTTCCTGGTCGCTGCCGCCCCGGGCGCCGCTGCGAATCGGTATCTGATCCGGTTCGCGCATAAAGGCTGCGGCTGACGAGGCTGGCGAAGGAGAGCCGGTCGAGGGGGGGCGGCCACGCCCGCGTCGCGGGGCATCGGGCGCTCGTGCCGGAGTTCCGCCCTCGACGATATGGCGCAGCACCTCATCCTGGGTCACTCCCAAAAAACTGGCGGTATGAGCGATTTCCAGCGGCTTCATCTGGCGCTCCCCTTTCAACATTCGGGAGACCGCCGACGGAGCAAGCCGCAAATGGCGGGCGAGATCCGCTTGTGAGGCCCCCACCCGCTCCAATGCTCGCGCGAACCAAGAGCCGTCCATAATGCGTCCTTCTCAATCCACAATTGTTGAAAAAGAGACAACGCATGGTAACATTTGTGTGCGATACTGACAAGCTATACTGATGATAATTTGGAGATAGATAATGGACCAAACCGGGATTTCATCGGAGCGGGAGAACATCGAGGACGATCTCGGGTGCGCATTCGTACTCGACGAGCCGGACGGCCGTCGGGCTTGCGGGGCGCGGCGGCGGAAAAGTTCCTCGTATTGCCCGCACCATCATGCGGTCTGTTATGTCGTCTCCGGCAGCGATGCCGAGCTCAAGCGCTTGCAGGAAGTCGAAGCGCTTGCGAGCGCGGTGGGCGGTCGCCGGGCCCGCCGACAAGCACTGCCTTCGCGGCAATTCCTGCGACGATTGGAGCAGACGGTACGGGATTTGTCGTGACCCGAATGTTCATTATTTGTTCTATGAAACCTGATCACTCGCGGCCAAAGCGCGGCTCGGCCGAGGAAAAAGGCGACTTGACGCCAACACCAGAGCGCCGCACCCACGACCCAGTCGAGCGCCTAGAAAGAACCATTGGCGACAGTTCCGGCCGACCGGCGCGGCCGTACCGTACGGTTGATACGCTAGCCGTTATGGAACGGCGCGGCTCGATTACGCAGAGTATGCGACAGGCGGGGGAGGATTTCCGGGCTCGCTTTAAGACCGCGCAACTGGATCCCTTGCGCGCGTTTGACATCTCGCGGCCGATGACCGGGCGTACCCAGAACGCCGGGTTTAGGGAGGAACCAGGGTCGCGCATCGAGAATGCCCGGGAAGCCGTATGGCGCGCAATCCTCGCAGTGGGAGGTCTGGGGTCAGCCGGCGGTTCGTGCCTGTGGCATGTGCTCGGGTGGGAGCGGTCCCTAAAGGAGTGGGCGCTCGAGCAAGGCTGGCGCGGCCGGCGGATAAGCCAGGAGGCGGCGGCGGGTATCCTTATCGCAGCGCTCGGAGCGCTCGAGGCTCATTTCATGGCGGACCGAAACGGATAATACCGATTAAGCAATTGACAAATCCAGATCAATCTGTTATAAATCGGCTAAATCAACAAGAGCGTTGAGCACGGCGATGGTTGGGCTGGCATTCGCTCGCTTCATCGCCATGAGATGCCGAGACGCCGATATCGGCATCACAGTCGCGTTCTCGAGCACAAAATTCGGCGGCTCCCGAAGCAATCGAGCTAAAGCCGCGGGCATGCTCGTCGAGATGCACGATCGCCTATCATCAATCACACCAGTGCGACCTCAATCGTTTTCGACCCACCGGCAAGCCAGCAGAAAACGACAAGCCGAAGGATCTGGCGGAGCATGCGCGCACCACGCTTGCACTCCACTTGGCTCGCGTCGTTGCCGGAGGCGACGAGAAACGAATTTGTTGCGAACCTCAGCCCCATTGAGGCGCACCTGCTGCTGCACGATTGGCCGTTCTGGGCGCGGCCAGAGCAACTGCCTCCCGAGGGCGACTGGCGCGTGTGGCTGTTGCTTGCGGGGCGCGGCTTCGGCAAGACCCGAACCGGTGCCGAGCACATACGCGCGCGGGCGATCGCACGCACCGCCAGGCGCTTTGCCCTCGTCGCACCGACAGCCAGTGATGCGCGCGACGTGATGGTTGAAGGCGAAAGCGGCATTTTAGCGGTCTCGCCCCCTTGGGAGCGGCCACGCTACGAGCCATCAAAGCGCCGCCTCACTTGGCCAAACGGGGCAATGGCAACCCTTTTCAGTGCCGATGAGCCCGAACGGCTACGCGGCCCCGAACACGACCTGGCATGGTGCGATGAGCTGGCCAGCTGGCGGTATCCCGAAGCCTGGGACATGTTGATGCTGGGATTGCGGCTGGGGGACGACCCGCGCGTTTTGGTCACGACGACGCCGCGTCCGACACGACTGATTCGCGCGCTGATGGCAGATCCGACAATCGCTTTGACGCGCGGGACGACATACGAGAACCCGTATTTAGCTCCGGCCTTTCTCGGCCAGATAATGCGCAAATACCAAGGCACGCGCCTCGGCCGCCAAGAGCTTGAGGCGGAACTCTTGGAAGACGTGCCCGGGGCATTGTGGAAGCGTGCAACGATCGAGGCGTCGCGCGCGTTCAGTGCCCCCGATCTTATTCGGGTGGTCGTCGCCGTCGATCCGGCGGCGAGTTCGGGCGAGGGTTCCGACGAAACCGGGATCATCGTGGCGGGCAAAGACAAGTCCGGATGCGGATGGGTCCTCGCCGATGCCTCGGGACGCTTTCAGCCCTTGGAGTGGGCGAGGACGGCGATTTCGGCTTACCGCGCCCATTGCGCCGATCGAATTGTCGCCGAGGTGAACAATGGCGGCGACATGGTTGAGACGACATTGCGGATGATCGATCCCAATGCGCCATTCGCCTCGGTCCACGCTTCGCGCGGGAAAATCACGCGGGCCGAGCCGGTGGCGGCTCTCTACGAACAGGGCCGTGTCCGCCATGTTGGGGTGTTCCCGCATCTGGAGGATCAGATGTGCGCCTTCGCGCGCGACGCACACGGCACTTTCGATGTCCGTTTGGCGGGCTTTTCGCCCGATCGCGTTGACGCACTCGTCTGGGCGTTGACCGACCTCCTGGTCGGTCAAATGCCGGCCGAGGGGATTTACGAGGTCTATCGTCAGCTAAGCGGTGAATTGGCAAATATCACCCGCAGCAACTCTGGGCGCTAGTGGTTCGAACCTGACATTTGGTACCGGCGCCGCGACGACTGAGATTGCTTCGCTTCGCTCGCAATGACATCGCAAAGTATCTGTCATTGCGAGGAGCCGCAGGCGACGAAGCAATCTCGCTCGCTGCAAATGGCGCTACGCTGGTTAATGCGATCGAACCCGCTATTAACAATGGGGCAAGCACAACAGGCTCGGAGATGTACTCAGTGATGAGGAGGCCTATCACCCGCTCGGTATGGGACCGACGGCAGCCCAGATTCGACTTGCGGATTACGCTTGGGTTCCTGCGAGGCGCCGCTTTTGCATTTGGGCTAGGGGTCGCGCTCCCAACGCTCGCCCAGACCATAAGCGGCTCTTCCCTCAACGTTACCGGGCAATCCATGTTGCAGGGGGATGTGTTTATGTGCTCGGGCCGTCCATGGATCGACGTGCGTTGCAACGGCGCGGTCGGGGACGGCAATCACGACGATACGACAGCGATAAACACGACCATCTCGGCGGCTGTTGCGAATAACTGGCCAGTGCATTTGCCAGCTGGCACTTACAAGGTCACATCGCAACTGACGATCGATTATGCCGGTCAGGCGAGCGAGGGGTTTCGGCTCATCTCCGAGGGAGCGGTGATCGACGGACGAGCGATTAGCTCTGGGCCGGTGCTGCAAATCGAGTGCGGCGGCGGGAGCGCCGGCAGTCCGACCGGATGCTTCTATTTCAAGCAAGAGGGCACTTTATTCATCGACGCCGATACGCCCGCATACGCCGTCGTAATTGGTAAGACGGATTTTTCCGACGCTCATAACTCGGCAAAGCTCGACCACCTGATCGTCAACAACAGCAGCTCCGCGGTTAACGCGGGAGGTTGCCAATTCAACTATGTGCTAGACAGCGATGCGTATGTCGTCTGCGTTGCCGGCGGCGGTGCCGCCGGGCTGGCGCTCGAGCAGGTTCAATTTTCCCGCATCTCGGGCGCCGGAACGGCGGCAGGTGTCGGCGGGCGCAGTCTTGTACTCGAAAACGGCTATAATTTCAGCAATACTTTTCTTGCGCTGGATCTGGAGGTATCGCCGATCTGCCTGGCCATTACGTTTGACCACAATGGCCTCAATACGTTCGTCTCCCCATACTTCAATTGCGCTACCGCGGTCAGTGCCACCGCCAGTAGAGGCAATGTGCTGGTCAATCCCAATTATGGCGGCGAGACGATCAACTACGGCCCGCTATCCAGCGGAATATCGGTGGTTGGTACCGGATCGCGCGGCAATTGGCTGTTTCCGACAGTCGGGTCCTACGCGGTGAGCCCAATCGACGATGGACTCAGCATTTCCAGCTACAACGCCCCCGGCGCGTCAATGGCGGTGACCCTGCCGCCGATCTCCAGCCTCAATGCCGGCTGGAGCATGGGCTTCTCATCGGACAATGGCAAAGGCATGACGATCACGGGCGCCACCGGCTCGATAATTTCGGAAGGCAAGAGTGTCGGGTCGATCGTCCTCGGGGCGGGCGACTACGAGTATGTCAGGCTGCAATCGGACGGCAATAATTTCCGCATCCTCTCCTCCACTCGGAACACACGTCTGGCCAATGGCTTCGAGCCGCCGCCCTGGCCAAGCAACTGGCTCTATCCGAGCAGTTCGGGTTATGCCGCGGGGCTCGGCGACAACGGTAACATCGTATCGAGCTACAATAGCAGCGGCGTCCTGACGGTCACGCTGCCGCCGACCACGGGTCTTCCCGCCGGCTGGTCCATGGGCTTCGCGACCGACAATGGAAAAAGTTTGACGGTGCAGGTGAACAGCACCTCGGGCGGGCACATCGTATGGCCCGGATCGGGAGCGTCGCGGGCATTCTTGTCGATGCCGGAGACGAGCCAGGGTGCGTACGAGTTCATGGTGCTGCAATATGACGGCGGCGGCAATTTCCGCATCCTCGATGCAACCCCTGCGACCGCCCAAGCGATCGGGATGATTGGAGCAGCGGCGATTACCCATTGGAGCTTTCCGGCAGCAAGCGCCTATGCCGCGACCAGCGCCGACAACGGCAACGTGATCTCGAATGTCAACAGTCCCGCTCCGTTCATGGCGGTGACGCTGCCGCCGACGGGGGGGCTCGCAATGGGGTGGACGATCGGTATTACGACGGACGGCAACAAGACGGCATCGGTACAGGTCAATCCCACATCCGGTGGACATATCCTTTATCCCGGCAGCGGCGGCGAGGTAACCTCCCTGTCGCTTGCCGACGTCAATTACGAGCTTCTGGTTCTGCAATTCGACGGCAGCAATTTCCGGGTGATCGAGACGACGCCGGCGACAGCCACTTTACTGGGTCTGATCGGCAATGCTCCTGGTGTCAATCGGTGGAGCTTTCCGGCGGTCAGCAGCTACAGTGCCTCCCAGAGCGACGCCGGGACCGCGCTGTCGAGCTACAATACGCCAACGGCTTCGCTGACCGTGACCTTGCCGCCGCCGACGGCGATCGGCGCCGGCTGGACGATGGGCTTTGCGACCGACAATGGCAAAGCGCTGACCGTCCAGGTCAACAGCACATCGCCCGCGCGAATACTCTATCCCGGCGGGGCGACCGGCACTTCGGATACCTCGATCGCGCTGGCCGGAATTAATTACGAATACTTAGCCTTGCAGTTCGACGGCAGCAATTTTCGCATCACCTCGATCACGCCGCGCAGTGCCGCGGCGTTAGGTATGCTGGGGCACCAGATCGTTAGCGGCGCTACGCCCACGGTTGGCGCCGGACCCGGCGATTGCGGAACGGCGCCATCGATCGGCGGCAATGACGGCGCTGGCCGGGTCACCGTCGGCGCCTCCAATGGCGGCCGCTGCACGATTACGTTTGTAGCGCCCTGGCCAAATCCGCCGGTTTGCTCGGCGTTCGACGAGACCAGCGGAGTTCTTGTGCGGCCGTCGGCGAGTTCGGTGAGCAGCATTGCGCTGATCGGGGCGCTGAACGCTGGCGACACTCTCGTCTACCAATGTGTGGGTTATAAATGAGCACGCCAATAGACGGTTTACTCGCGCTTCCTGTTGTGCTCATGCTTCTACAGGTGAGCTGATGCCCGTCTCCAACGGCAAGCGGAGTGCAATAGCATCCTATACCTGGGGCGGCTGGGGATCGCAGAACGATTTGACCTCGTTCCGCGATGTGTTTCAGCCGGAGCAAGGGATGTTCTCGCCCGGCTACCCGCTGGTGCCGCCCGAACGTGAGCGGGTGCGGCTGTGGGATTTTCCGGTCGGGCACAACACGCTCTATACGCCGCGCTCTTACGAGGCCGTCGGTTTCGACGAGCTCAGGGCCCTGGCAGAGAACCACGACATCACGCGGCTGGCGATCGAGACACGCAAGGACCAAATCGAGAAGCTGGAATGGACGATCAGACCCCGCAATGAGAAAAGACCGGCCGCTGGAACGGCATCCCGCATCGACGAGCTGATAGACTTCTGGCGCAAACCCGACGGCGAACAGCCTTTCGCGACTTGGCTCAGGGAGACGTTAGAAGATGTCCTGGTGCTCGACGCGCCGGCCTTCGAGATCCGCCGCAACCGCAGTGGCGCGATCATTGGACTCGACGTTGTCGATGGCGCGACGGTCAAGGTGTTGATCGACGACACCGGGCGCCGACCGGCACCGCCAGCGCCGGCTTATGAGCAAATCATCCATGGGCGGCCGTGGCGGCTGCTGACGAGCGACGAGCTGATCTATGCGCCGCGCAATCCCCGCTCGCACAAGGCGTACGGCTTCAGCCCGGTTGAGCAGATCTTGCTGACAGTGAACATCGGACTGCGCCGCCAAATGATGCAGCTACAGCATTTCACGGAGGGCAATGTCCCACCCGGGCTCTTAAATGCTCCGGATGGTTGGACTGCAGAACAGATCCGCCAGTTTCAAGAATGGTTCGATGCGATCCTCGCTGGGAACACCGGCTCGCGCACCCGGCTCGTTTGGGGCCCGAGCGGCGCCAGATACCAAGCGTTCAAGGAGGCGCCGTATAAGGACGATTTTGACGAGTGGCTGGCCCGAATCGTCTGTTACGCGTTCTCATTGCCTCCGACCGCATTCACGCCGCAGGTCAATCGAGCCACTGCGCAGACAGCGCAGGAAGCCGCCCATGAGGAAGGGCTGGCTCCGCTGCTCGGGTGGGTAAAGCGGCTGATCGACGGGGTCGTTCAGGACAGGATGGGCCACCGCGATCTCGAATTCATCTGGTCCGATGTCAGACCGGCAGACCCCACCGATCAGGCGACAATCCTGGGCAGTTACGTGAGAGACGGCATATACACACTGAATGAAGCGCGCGACATATTGGGACTGGCGCCGGTCGAAGGGGGCGAGGAACCCATGTTCCTGACATCGCAAGGTCCAATTCCATTGCGCAATGCCGGCGAGCCAGCCACAAAGGGCGGCAGATAATATTCCTTTGATCGCCTCGGATCACGGTCCGAGGCTACTGGTTGGCTGCAATAGCCGAAACCCCCACCCTAACCCTCCCCCGCGTGCGGGGGAGGGAATGGGAGGGGGCTGCGTGGCGCTGCAAAACATTACGATACTCGGAGATACCATGATGAAATTCGTGTTGGCGCCGGTTGTTTTCGTCTGGGCCGCCGCGACCGCTGCCGCGCAATCCTTCCCGCCGGGAGTGGTCTATGCGCAGGTCAACTACGCTAGCGGATCGATTGTCAGCGGCGGGCAGGCGCAACACATCAGCTGGGCACTGCCGGGGGCGAAGATGCGCTGTGTGCAGAACCCGAATAGTGCGGCCGAGGATCTGTTCGTCGCGTTCGGGGGCATCGCATCGACCGCCTCGCAGGATTTGCCGCCCGGCGCGCAAGTATGCTGGCCATGGAATGGCGCGGTCTCGATTTATGGCGCGACTGCCGGCCACGCCTTCATCGCGGTCGAAGCACAATGAGAAAACGATACCCGTTGGCGCTGGTGCTGCTCTGCTCGATCCCCGGAGTTAGACCCGATGACGGAGATGCATTTGCGCAGCAAATCACCACGCTCGGGTCACAGCCCCGAGGCGGCGCGAGCGTTCCGACGATGGCAGGCACCGGCTTTTTGTCGTTTACGACGACGCAGGGCACGGCGACGATCGGCAATTCGAGCATCGGGGTGACGCTCGCCGACAGCGACCAGGGGCACGACCAGATCAGAGCAGTGTGCAAAAACGCTCCGGCAACGCCCTACACGCTCACCGGCAAATTCAGCCTCACGGCCGCGTACGGGCAGGGCGCCGACAGCTGGGGCGGCTTTGCATGGCGCGACAATGCGAACGGCCACATGATCGGCTACGGCGTTCTCAATCGCACAGACCAGAATGTCCCGTCGGTCTTTTCGATCGATTTTCTCGATCCAGTCAACAACAATGCCTCGGGCGAAGGCGCGGTCACGACTTTTCAGACCACGATGTGGTTGCAAATTCGCGATGACGGCACGAGTGCCATCGAAACTTATTCAATGGACGGCGTCAATTACAATCAACTGAGCAGCGTCGCAAAATCGTCCGGATTTCTCGGCAGCAACGGTTACAATCAAGTGTGCATCTTTGTGAGCGCGCACGGCAGCGCCGCCAAGCTGGGCCTCCAGGGTTACACGCAGACCTCGCCCTGACACTCCCCCGGAACGCCCGCTCTGGCGGGCGGCCGTCCCGGGGCCGCCGCCAACTCCTCGATAAAGCGCAATCTGCAACCAAACGGAATTCGAACGATGCGACTCTACGGCGCAATCCAAAAGGTCGAGGCCCAGGATGACGGCACCGTGCGCGTGTACGGGATCGCAACATCCGAGGCGGTGGACGATCAGGGAGAAATCGTACGCGCCGATGCGATGCGCGCGGCAATACCGGAATATATGCGGTTCCCCGCGCTCCGCGAGATGCATCAGCTGTCGGCTGCCGGAACCACGCTCGAAGCCGAGGTCTGCGACGATGCCACAACCCGCATCGTCGCTCACGTTGTTGACCCCATCGCTGTGGCCAAAGTGAAAAACGGGGTATATCGAGGCTTCTCGATCGGCGGCCGCGTCCTGCAGCGCGAGCCCGGCAATCCGAAGACGATTACCGGCCTCTTGCTCAACGAGATCTCGCTGGTCGATCGCCCGGCCAACCCCGAAGCCGTGTTCGACTGCTGGAAGGCGGCGCTCGAGGCAAACGCCCGTCTCACCCAGGCGCTTGGTCCCGGTCCGGAAACCAACTCGATGCCTTCAATGCAAGAGGCAGAGTTGCGAGCTCCATTCAATCCACCGATCCAGATCTGGGCTTGTGGAGTGACTGATCATTGTCATTTCGCCAAAGTCGATGCGGTCAAATGCATCGAAAAGCAGGCTCACGGAAGCGATCCCGGCGGCGCAGTTGCGGATCCAAATCGCGAACGCGCCGACATCACGCGCTCCAGCTCCTCCGAGCCTAGCGAGCTTTGCGGCGATGTGCGGTGCGCTGATCCCGGTTTCCAGGCGGACAAGAAAAAGCGTTACCCAATCGACACGATCGCGCACATCCGGGCGGCCTGGAATTACATCAACAAACCAGCCAATGCAGAGAAATACACGACGGGTCAGCTCGAGCGGATCAAGGCTGCGATCGTCGCTGCTTGGCAGGAGAAAATCGACAAGGACGGCCCCCCGTCCGCCCGCGAGACAGAAAAGCGCGCCGGCGTTTCATTGGCCAAAACGCGCGCAGATGTCGACCGCATCGCCGGTATGGTCAGCGATCTCGAGTGGCTAGGGCAGGCGCTCGGTGTGGATACAATGGTCGAAAATGATGAGAATGAACCGTCAAGTCGAGCGCTGGAAATTGTTGCCGAGTTGTGCGAATTCCTGAACGCGCTGTTGCCGTTGGGAACTGGCGACGCGGGGAGTGAGCCGGAAGCTCCCACCCTGGCCTCCCCCGCCGCGAGCGGGGGAGGGGGAGTGAGGGGGTCGACCCGGGACGCACGTGATGTCGTTGCACAGGCGGCACGACGGGCTGCACTCCAAGCATCGGCGCAAGCGGATGCATCGGCCGGCAAGGCGGTTGCGACGCAGGAACTGGCGAAAGCACTGGCTGTCGAGCGCGCCGAAAACCTGGCACTGGGCCAGGTCCTGACTGAGATCGTACCGATGCTCGAGCGTCTGACGGAGCGGGTAGAGGCCATCGCCAGAACGCCACTGCCGCCGCTTACCATCGCAAAGGGCACAGTCTCAGTATCAAAGCAGCAGGATCGTGGCAGCATCGACCGTGATCCAGTGCTCTCGCGCGAGGCCATTGCCTCGGCATTGGCCAAAATGAGCAAGGAAGAGCAGACTTTGATGCTGATCAAAGCAAGCTACGCCAATCCAATTCGCACTGGAGCGGGCGAATGATTTAAAGCCGCGCCAATGGCCCGGCTGTCTGCCAACAGTGCGACACTAAACCCACCGGCCGTCGCCTCCTCCCTAACCCTTTCCCGCAAACCCCGGGTCAAGCCCGGGGAGCGGAGGGAAGGGTGGGGGCTAGGCCACTCATTGCTCCCGTTTTCGGGAGGAAGACTTGATGAATGCAATCACTCAGGAAACGCTGGAGCTCATGAAGGGCGCGCTAGCCCAGCCCGACTACACGATCGCCAAATCGATTTCGACACAAACCGGGCTACTGGCCTACGACCTCCAAGCACCGGCAAAGAACCTTTATCCCTTTGTCACACCACTCAGAAACATCATCCCGCGGGTCGGCGGCGGCGTCGGCTCCGCGACGAACTGGCGTCAGGTCAACGCGATTATCGGGTCGGGTTTCGACGCGATGGGTTGGGTGCCTGAAGGCCAGCGTTCCGGCCAGATGTCCTATTCGACTTCGACCAAAACGTCGACGTTCGTAACCATCGGCGAGGAGGACGCGGCAACTTTCGAAGCCATTTCCGCCGGACGCACCTTCGAGGATGTCCAAGCGATGATGGGGTTTCGTCTCTTGCAAAAAATGATGCTGAAGGAGGAGATGGCAATTCTCGCCGGCAACGCCTCCCTCGCGCTCGGCACGCCGTCGACCCCGACGTTGTCGGCGTCGGGCACCGGCGCCACTCTTCCAGCCGCGACTTACTACGTCAAGGTCGTAGCTCTGACGCTCGAAGGCTACCAGAATTCCAGTGTCTTCGGCGGGGTTGCCGCCTCCAAAACCGTAACCGGGGCCGACAGCAAGACCTTCACGCTTTCCGGCGGCTCTTCGAACATCAGCGCTGAGGCCAGCCAGGCAGTGACGCTTGGCCAGACGCTATACTGCACTCTGGCACCGGTCACGGGAGCGGTCGCCTACGCGTGGTATGTCTCGACCTCGAGCGGGGCCGAGACGTTGCAGGCGATTACGACCGTCAACAGTCTGGCGATCAGTACGCCGCTCGGCACTGCGAACCAATCGCAGGCGGCAATAACCGCCGACAACTCGGCCAATCCAAATTATGCATTCGACGGGCTGTTGACGACGGCCTTCAAGCCGGGCTCCAACGCATATGTCAACATCATGCCAACGGGCGCGGCGGGGACAGGGACACCACTGACGGCATCGGGCCGGGGCTCGGTCGTCGAGATCGACGCGATGTTCCAGTCCATGTGGCAGAATTTTGAACTGTCGCCCACTGTGCTTTATGTCAATGCGCAGGAGCTTCGGAACATCACCAACAAGGTGCTGTCCAACGCCTCGGGACCGCTGGTGCGCTATGATGTCAGCGGGGAAACTGGCGAGGAGTATCAGATCACTGCGTCGGGCGTGGTCAGCTACTATTACAACCCGTTCGCGATCCAGGGCGGGTTGCGCATTCCGATCAGGATCCACCCGCGGGTTCCGCCCGGCACGATCATCGGATGGGCGGAGAATCTGCCGATCCAGTACCAGTCGAACGAAGTGCCTAACGTGGCCGAAGTGAAGACGCGGCAGGACTACTACCAAATCGATTGGCCGTTGGTGACCCGTCAGCGCCAGGTCGGCGTGTATGCCGAAGAGGTGCTCGCGGTCTATGCGCCCTTCGCAATGGGCGTTATTTGCAATATCGGAAACGGATGATGGCAGCCGCCCGGACTGCCAGTTTCGCGGCCCCCGGCGTCAGCCCGGGGGCTCGCTCCGGGAGCGACCTGATCTGTCTTCATGCTGCCTTCGGTCAGGACGAGGCCAGTCATGGCGCCGAACGCTATGTGGTCAACGACAACGGTCTGATATGGGTACCCCGCGACGCGGTCGCTGCCCTGACCACAGTGGGCGGTTTCGTCGTCGCGACGAGGGAATGAGCGAGTGGCTTTCCCCGATTTGACGCTGCTTGCCGACGTCAAGGCGTGGCTGCAGACGGGTCAGACCGCCTTTCCAGCCACTGACGACGCGCTGCTGACCCGCCTCATCACGGCTGCGAGCCAATACATTCAAACTTGGCTCAACCGGCAAATCGCGCTCGCCGACTACGCTGAAACACGCGACGGGACTGGCGGCGACCGGCTGCAATTCGCGTGCTTTCCGGTCACCGCCGTGCTGTCGCTGACAATCGACGGCCAAGCCATACCCGCTGCAAGCTCCTTCGGGGTCGCAGGATACAGCTTCAGTCCTACGCAGCTTTCGGTTTGCGGTTACCGGTTCAATCGGGGCGCGCAGAATGTCGTTGTCTCCTACACAGCGGGATATTCGACAACTCCGCCCGATGTCGCGCAGGCATGCATCGAACTCGTCGCACTTCGCTATCGCGAACGTACACGCATTGGTGAAGTCTCGAGGTCACTAGGCGGCGCCGAGACCGTTGCCTACTCGCAAAAGGACATGAGCGACGCGATCAAAACGCTGCTGCAGCAATATCGCCTCGTCGCGCCGATCGTCGCGCTACGGCCAACGCCGATGCCGCAATCCTAGCGAGGCAGCGCGCCGTGATAACTGCTCGCCTGGTCGGAGACGACAGGGTTCTGGCGTGGCTGCGCCGCACTCCGGACGCGGCCGCTTCCGGGATCGCCCGTACGATCGCCGCTCTGAGTATCGATCTTCAGCGCAGGATTTCGTTGGGGTGGCGCGATCGCATCGCAGCGACCGTTTCCGCCGGCGATGCATATGCCGGCGCCCGTTCCGACATCAGAGCGGATCTGCAGCGTCGCACGAAAGCGTTTGGCCGCGTGAGATCCGAGAAAGCATTCAACATGCGTAGTTACCGCCAGCGGACCGGCCTGCCCGAGGCGTCCTTTATGCTTTCAGCGTTGGAGGATATGGAACCCGAAATCCGCGATGAAGTGGAGGCGGCGTTGCGCAGCGCGCTGGCACGCTGAGGTTCGTTAGCCGATCTTTCGAAATCGATGATAGTTCGAGAAGCAATCTACGCTGCGCTGTGGGAGCTCGCAGCGGGTGCGGCCCCCTTCGTAAGCGCAAATCGGCGTCTGCGGCATTGGGCCGATTTGGCCGCCGCCGAACAGCCGGCATTGTTCATGAGCGAAAAAGGCGGTTTGGCCACAACAAAAGCACTCAGCGCGCCGATCGTGTGGACACTCTACGCCGATTTCTACGTGTATGCGCACTCGAGCGATCCCTATCTGGCCCCCGCCGCGATATTGAACCCGCTGATCGACGCTCTCGAAGCCGCGCTCGCACCATCGCCGACGACCGGCATCCAAAATCTGGGGCTGCCTGAGATGGTTCAGCACGCCTATATCGCGGGCAAGGTTCAGACGGATGAAGGAGTGCTCGGCGACCAGGCGATCGCGATCGTACCGGTGGAAATCCTTTGTATATGACGATCGGGCATCCCTCTTTATGCGAAGGAGTAGCCGATGGCCGAGGAAGACTCTGGCATCCCTCAATTCTCCGAGCCCGCTACGATCGACCAGCTCATAGAGGGGTGGTGGGCCGACCATTTCCCGGGATCGCCGGTCGCGCGCGATACGCAGGCCTGGAACGTCGCCCACGCTGCCAAGGAGAGGCTGAAGCGGCTATTGAAAGGGAGTATGTAACATGCAATTGAGCTTCGGCTCGGGTGCCATGTGGGGCGAACGTACGGACGTGACGGGCTCTGGCATTGGCCCACGGCAATTTGGGGTTTTGCAAGATATCGAGATCGACTTCGATTGGACCGATAGAGAACTTTATGGGCAACTGCAGTTTCCGGTCGCGATCGCGCGCGGGCAGGGAAAGATAACCGGCAAAGCGAAATTCGCGCAGATCCTCGGCTTGCTCTATTCCGACATTTTTTTCGGGCTGACGCCGGCTACCGGGCAGTTTGCAGTCTCTCAGCTCGAGGCGGCAACGGTGCCGGCGGCCACCCCCTCTGCCGTTACGCCCGCCAATGCCGCAAGCTACAATGACGATCTCGGGGTCAGTTACGCGGCAACCGGCAAACGCCTCAACCGGGTGACCACGCCTTCGGCGGCCGGCCAATACTCGGTCAATTTTGCCAACGGCGTATACACTTTCTCGTCCGCCGACGCCGCTGCCACAGTGCTGATCTCCTACACTTACAATACTGCGACAAGCGGCAACAAGTTGACTCTGACGAACCAGCCGATGGGCTTCACCCCAACCTTCAAGGCGACATTCTACACGGCTTATAATGCAGCGGCACAGCACTTCGCCTCAATGCCTGCACTGCTACGAAACTGTCGTTGCCGACAAAGCTCGACACCTGGACGATCAGCGAGCTCGACTTCATGGCGTTCGCCGACGCGTCTGGAACGATCGGCTATCTGAGCACGGTGGAGTGATGCTCCTCGGTGTCGCAGTAACAATGGGCGGCCAGGATTGGATCGTGCCGCCTCTCACCCTCGGACAGCTCCGCCGGCTGATGCCGAAGGTGCGGCAACTGACAGAAATCGGCGCCTCGATGGGCGAAACACAGATTGCGGTACTCGTCGACATCGTCACTGCGGCGCTGCAGCGCAATTACCCGGAGATGACGCCGGACAAAGTAGAGAATTTGCTCGATTTGGGTAATGCCAGCGCCGTGCTCAATGCCGTACTCACCGGCTCAGGCCTCAAGCCAGCGGGAGGAGCCGCCATGGGGGAAGCGCTAGCCCCCGGGACGAGCTCGGGGGCGGAGCCGGGATTCGCTGGGGAGAAATCTACGGTCTCCTCGCCACTGCTTGTGGATACAGCTATCCGGTCATCGACGAGATGACGCTGTTCCAGGTCGAAGAGCTCACATCGTACTGGACGCACCATCCGCCGCTGCACCTGCTGGTCGCCGCTTACCTCGGCTTGGCAAACGATAGGCGCCGGTCGAAGCCGCAGGCGCGCGCCACACGTGAAAAACCCTCCAGCGCGGATGTCGTCTCGATGCTCGCTCAGCTGGGACCTGGATTCACTGGCGGAGATGTGCATGCTGGCCTTTCGCCGGTAATTCTCGATCTTGCGGAATTGCGACGTAGAGCGGGAAGCGCCGACTAGCGGCCCTTCGGTTCAAACGAAGATCGTCGTTGCCGCGAAAGCGCCCCGGGCTACGCCACCGCTGGTCCATCGCCATCCAAACCCGGGGGCAGGGCAAGCGACGAACGGCCGCCTGGACCCCTCCCCGGCCGGCCCCTGCGGGCCGTCCCGGGGATGCGCGGGGTGAGGAGTAATGGCGGCGATGTCGGACCCTATCGCCACCAAAGACGATACCTCGCCGCGAGGCTTTAATGGCCGATTTTGAAACAACCGTTATCATCACCGCGCAAATCGACGGGTTGCGCTCCGGCATGGAGGCCGCAGCCAGCTCGGTTCAAACCGCGACCGATGCGATGCGTGCGCAATTTGCAGGGCTCGGCGACATCGCACAGCAGGTGCAATCGCAGTTGGCCGCGACCAGCGGGCAAATCGGAAATGGTATCGGATCGCTGCAGACGAACGCGGCTAACCTTGCAGGCTCTATGAGCGCCGGCGTGCTGCCCGGCGTCGCTCCGAATGGGGCCGCTCAGGAAAACCTCTGGGAAGAGGAGCTGCTCGCCTATGAAAAATTTCAGAGCGAGAAGGCGAGGCTCGATCTTCAAGCCGCACAGACTAGCCAGCGGACCTGGCAGGGACTAATGCAGCCGATTCAGCGGGCATTCGACACCTCGATCACCGGAATGATATTGGGCACGACGACACTGCAGCGTGCGGTGGCGAGAATTACGCAATCGATCTTGGCAGAATTCGTCAATCTCGGCGTCAGGATGGCGACCAACTGGCTCGCCAGCGAACTCGCCATGACCACCGCGACTGAAGCTGGCGCTGCGGCTCGCACTGCGGCCGAAGGCGAGGGAATGGCAGCCGGGCTGGCAATAAAGGCGGCAAACGCGATCAAGAGCATCACCACGGACGCCGCGCAAGCGTTCTCCGGCATCTTCGCATTCTTCGCGCCTTTGATCGGTCCTGCCGCCGCCGGACCCGCTGCGGTGGGAGAGGCCGCCGTAATGGCTGCCGCGAGCGGGATCGCTTCTGCAGCGGGCGGCTGGGTGGTCCCGTCGGATCAATTAGCCTTGGTTCACCAGAACGAAATGATTCTGCCGGCACGCATCAGCCAAGGCCTCCAGAGCATGATCTCCGCAAATGCCGGATCGGCGGCCGGAAGCAGCCCGGTGGTCATCAATGTTTCGGCAATCGACAGCCAGGACGTGAAGCGGTTCTTCCATAGCAACAGCGGTCTTCTCGTCGACGCTCTCAACAAAGCGATGCGCAACGGCGCGGCGCTGCGGAGCCCGTAATGGCACTGACTTTTCCGGCCTTGGCGGGGCTCGCCTGGAGCGTCACCAAGACGCCGACATTCCAGACCCGCATTCAGCGCGCCGTCTCTGGCCGCGAATTGCGGGCGCTCGACTATCCTCATCCGCTATGGCAGTTTACGTTGGTCTACGATTTCCTGCGTGACGATCCGGGAGCAGGGTTAGACGAGCTGCGCACTCTCCTCGGGTTCTTCATGCTGTGCCAGGGAGCGTTCGGCACCTTTCTGTTTCAGGACCCCAGTGACTATCAGGTAACCGGCCAGCAGATCGGCCTTGGCAATGCGAGTACGGCGATCTTCCAACTACAGCGCGCCATGGGCACGAACCTGCCCGGCGGCGGTTTCTTGGAGCCGATCGTCGCGCCCAATGTCGCAAGCGCGATTTATTTCGACGGGATAACGCAAGACCCGGCGAGCTACAGCGTCGACGCGAGCTCCGGGCTGGTGACGTTTGCCAGCGCGCCGCGCAGCGGACTGATCATCACCGCAGATTTTAGTTATTACTTTCGCTGCCGGTTCATCGATGACAAATACGACTTTGAGAATTTCATGTATCGGCTGTGGCAGCTGAAGAAGCTGACGTTCATATCTGTACGTCCATGAAGCCTGCTAGCCCCGCGTTGATCGCGCTCCTCGCGAGCAGCGATCAATTCATCATGGCGGACCTTTACACGATCACTCTTGTCGGCGGGATGGTGCTCCGTTATTCGGCAGCGCCGACTGCGCTATCCGCCAATGGCCAGACCTTTGCGCCCGGGCCGAAATTCGAGCGTTCTAAAACCAGAGTTGTGATCGGTACCCAGGTCGACGAACTCGACGTCAAGATCTATCCGGAGCCCGCCGACTTGATTGGCGGGGCGCCGTTTCTGGAAGCGGTTTGGCAGGGGCAACTGGACGGCGCGCTACTGCAGCTCGAACGGGCGTTTATGCCGAGCTACGGCGACACGAGCCCCGGAACTGTGGTGCTGTTTGCCGGCCGCATTTCGGACATCGAGTGCAGCCGCACTGGCATCGATCTCAAATGCCGCTCGCAT